TCCTCGCTTGCGCGATCATTGCGTCCACCTGCGTTCAGAGATTTTTTCAAACGTGATTCGGTCATACTTGTTTCCTTAGTAAGAGTTGTTTCGAGCTTCTTGCGCATATCGCTTAATCATCTTGGATCGCTTATCGGGATCATCCCAAAAGCCAGCATCCTTCATTGCGCGCACTTGTTCTGGTTTCAGTACAAATGTGTTCCTGTTGGTGCTTCCGTTGACGCTTTCGCGACCAGAACTTGTTACAACACTCCTTGGTCTCTTAGTAGACGAACGTACGTCCGTGCTGTCATTGTACTTGTGTGGCAAGTACTTATGCAAGCGATTATCGAGCTCATTCCAGTAATCAGGTGAAGTTGGATCCCAACCCTCCGAAACCAGAGTCTCGTCAATCTGCTTAGCAATCTTGGAATCGGTGTCCCGAGCGTTCGGGTCGTACCAATCATTCTTTTCCATCCAGTTGGACGCCAGACGCTGTAAGCGTGGATCTGGGACGTTTCCTTGGGCTTGGCGTGGCTGGACTGCCGCCTTCTTGAAGTTGGACAAAGCTTCCATCTGGCGACGGGCTTCGTACATGATTTCTTGGGCTTCAGCCATGGCGTGACCGTCAGAGGCACTAGCCGCCTCAGAGATCTTCATCTTGGCGTATTGCAGGCGCAACTCTTGGTCTTCAATAGCCTTGTCAATACGGGCTAGGTCAGCAGAGTGGGTTTTGCGCTCCACAACGGACAAACGCTCCATCAACTCTTGGTTCTTGCGTTCCAAGTGCTGGAGCTTCATGTCCTTCTCTACGCCAGTCTTCTTGGCTAGGTCTCGCTTGGCGCGGCGTTTCTCACGACGGGCACGTTGGTACTCCGTCTCGTCTTCAGGGGCTATATCGTCGTCTGTAGCGCCCCCAGACGCCATCTCGCGCTCGTCTTCCTGATCATCAGGGGACTCAATGCTGTCAGGCAGGTCAATAACGGCTGAGCCGTCCGCCTCTTCGGTGACAACAATCTTGTTCAGTTCGTTTTCTGTGGTCATAAGAATGCTTTCATAGCTAAGGGATCACCAATGACTTTGGCAATGATTTCGTGGTCGTTTAAGATCATGAACAAGGCTGGATCTTCGTGATCGTCCTCGCCTGTAACCTTAACTTCCCACCGATCTCCGCCCCATTTGGGGACTCGGATGTAATCACCGACCTCGCACCACGAGCCTTCAGGCCAGCCTTGCATGGTGTCACGGTTTTTAAATGCGAGGGGGCCCACATCGATGACTTTTGCCACCATGTTGTTCCACTTCTCGCTCTCTTTGGTCTCTTCTACCAAAATGATCCCTGCGCCTGTCGTTTTCTGTCGTGTGCGACGTAGTTGCACCAAAATTCGACCACCTAATGGCTTAGCACCCGGGCTAACAGCGGGGAATGCCCACTTCACTTCAGCGTTTTCCAACACTTCGGGGTTATCGCTCATCTTCTTCATCTTCCTTTAACATTTTGTTAATGAGATCGAGGGTTTCCTGCAATCCCAAGTTTGTGCCGACCGTGCGTTGGTACGTCTCCCATGACGCGACATTTCCAGCCGCTAAGGAAGAAGCTATATCAGCTTGACGCGCCTTAATTGCGCCGATCAGATCACCCAAATTAAATAACATTATTTTTTCTTAGCTTGCGATAGGGCGCCTCCTTGTTTTTTAGCTGGCGCTGTGTTGCCAGAGGACTTCAAAGACGTGCCATCAAGCTTTTCGCCGGCGGCAATACGCTTGTGCATGGGAACTGCTTCGTTTTGGTAAGGGTTAGATGTAGCCATTTCAGCCTCCTAAGTAGGTTTGTGCTTCGTTTTGAAGCTGGGTTGCAGTTTTTACCTGCTCTTGTTGCAGTTTTGCCGCGTCTCGCGTCAACCTTGCAGACTCTATACGCTCTTGGGTGAGATTCTTCTCTGTTTGCATCGCCACTTCGAGCTGTTGTTCCGACTCGAACTGCTGTTTGCTCTGTGTGAGCTTGGCAACGTCGAGTTGTTGTTGGTTTTGAAGCTTTTGGACGTTCAATTGGTTGTCCGCTTGGTCTTTTGCAGTCAAGCGCTGGGTCTCTGCCATGCTTGTCTGGAGCAAAACCTGTGCTTCTGGTGTCATTGGAGGGGTCTGAGTCTGCTTGAGCTGTTGCATTGTCTGCATCATCTTCTGCAACTCAGGTACAACCTGCGCAAACACCTTCTGTGTGTCCAAGGTAACGTGCTGTGAGGCAATAGCCATGAGCTTGTCTGCCTCTGGCGTGACCTTTGGATCGTCGTAGTCCGTGGCTTGGCGACCCAAGGTCTTCACAACGTAGCCGTTCATGCGGTTCAAGTACCACATGGAGATGTGTTGCTTCAAGTGCTCGACCATCTGGGGCAGAATAATCGGCTGAACCATGGGGTTTGAGCCAAAGATTGGGTCTTTGTAGAAGTCCATGTGGCTCTGGATGTGAGACAGGTGGTCTTGCTCCATGTAGGCAAAGGCGGCTTGCCCAAGCATCATGGCGACGTTCTCATTGGCAGAGTCGCGCTTCTCAGGTGCAGGCACATCCTTCATCAGCTCATTGATAGCTGGAACCTTGATCTGCTTCAGGAAGCGCTCAACCACAACCTTGCGGTTAAACAAGTCAGGGTTCTTTTCCATCAGCGCCATCACAGCCTGACTCTGAGCCATACGCTGGGTCTCAGAGAAGATGTGTGGGTCAGAGACAGGGATCACGTCCGTGTTAGAGGCAAAGTCTTCCTTGCGAATGTCAAGGTCTTGGACTACTTCACCCTTGCGTTGCTCGTCCAAATACCAACGATTCAAGCGACCAAGGATCTTGAGCACACGACCTTGGGACTCATGCAGGCGGGAGTGGATGGCAGAGAACACCGCGGCGCCCTGCTCGATCAAAGCTTGAGTGGTGCCAACAGGGGTGTTGGAATTGACGTCAGCGATCTTTTCCTCTGCTGTGGTCACTACCCCCTTAGCGGCACTGTCTAACCAACCCAAAAGCGAGAATAGAACCGCGGAAGGTGGGTTAAATGGCATGGGCATGGCAATCTTGCGGATGTCGTCAACACCGGGCGCTCCCTCGATCTCACAAACCTGCGTCACGTCAACCTGTTGGGACTGACCCGAGATCTTCGCTCCCTTGAGCTTTAGCATGGTTGCCGCATTGTTGATATGGGCAGAGTCCAACAAAGCGCGTAGCGAGCCTGTAAGAGCCGCTGACAGCCCTCCAATGAGCTGTGGCAGACCAATAGCGTAGGCGCCGCGCCATGGGATGAACTTGAACTCGACCAGCCAGTCAAGCTTGGTCTGAGTCTCGTCGCCCTCTTCCCAGTTGCGGTACAAGCCAACGCACTCGTTCTCTTGCTCATCAACCATCAAGATGTAGGGGGCTGACTCACCACCCGTCAGGGGATCGTCCTCTAGCTCGAGCCATGTGTAGATGTGATAGACTTTGCGCAGTCCATCCTCGTTGTCTTCAAACTTACGACCTTCGATCTTGTTGTTAGCCTTCTCAGAGTGGGTTTCCTCTGGCTCAGCGCTGACGCGGATTAGGTCAATGTCGCGATACAAACCAGAGCGGATGCGGTTCTTGAACTCCCACTCGGTCAGGGTCTGCATCTCAGTAACACGTTGAGCGGTGTAGAAGTTAGCCGCGGCAAAGGGCAACAGGATGTTGTCAATGGGCATGAACTCAGCGCAGGGACGCTTCTTCTTCTCGTCGTACCACAGCTTCATGTACTGTGAACCGCCCAATGGGAGCTGAGTCAGGAGCTGTTCCTGCTCGTCGCGGAACTCTTCAATCTGCTCAGTCAACTGCCAGTTCATGTAGTCGCGCTTGCGCTCAGCCTTCTGGATCTTGGACTCATCCACGTCGCCAAGGATCTTGGTGCGGGTAGGGCCGTCTGGTGGGAACATCTCCTTGATGGCGCGAGAGGCAAAGTCCACGCAGGCTTCTGCCATGACAGGGTGAACGACTTTGCTGGCGCCCATGAAGGTGGCACCGCCGGGGGCATCATTGCCCAGACCCGTACGCTTCAATCCCTCTTCGTATTTCTTGTCACGCTCCTCACGAGACTTCTTGTCGTTCTCGACCAAGTCCATGTACCGTAGGGCAATCTTGTTCAGGTCATAGGGGTCGATCTCTTCTGCCAAGTTGGCGTAGAAGTCCTCGTCCTCCATGGGCCCCTTGCTCTCCATGCGAACAATCGCAGAGCCGTCAGGCAACTCCTCAACCTCAGCATCTTCTGGGGGCATCTCATACTCAATGCCTTCGTCCTCATCGACTTGTTCGTTCTTTAACCCGTCGATAAAACGACCAGCGTTAGGGTCTTGTGGGAATTGTGTCGCCATAGCTTATTTCCTTTTGAGCTTCTTGTTGCTCAGTTCCATGAACATAGTATCGCGGTTCTCGGTCATTCTAACCTTGCCGCTTTTTGAGTCTTTAACTTTTGGTTTAACTGCTCCGCCTTTAGCGTAGACATCGGGCAGAATAATGGGTGGGCGACCACCGAGCATAGGCTCGGATTCTGGCAACACCAAACCACCAGACAACTCTAATTCTTTTTTCATCGCCTCAATAAACTCTTCTTGGGAGCGCCGCGGCAATCCCTCACGCAGATCCATTGTTGGGGTTATACCAACCAAGTTACTTTTCTCACCTCTGCCAGCCAACGCTCTACTGCGGTGACGACCTTCATGACCTGAAATGTAGGGTAGCAGTGGCAAGCCAACCTCTTCTTTTGCCAAGTTGAGGTAAGGGACGCTATCAAACATGGCAATTCGCTCAAGGTGTTTGACATAGTCACTTGTTGGCACGGTGTACTTTGAAATGTCGCCCTGCTTGGCTGACTCTGCCGCCTTGGGGCCAACGCTAGTCTTGCCTTGCAACTCGGTCGCAAACTTCTCAAAGTCCGCTGGACTCATGGTCATCAAGGCTTTGGCATTGTCGCCAAGAAATCGCTCTTTGAGCGCATCTAGGGTGTACATCTTTTCAAGGTTAGGTACTTCGTCAGCCGCACGTTCTAAACGCCTTGAGCCGTAGTCACCCTTCTCCTGCTGGACAATCTTTCTAAGCTCAGTCAATGCGCTAGGCTTCATAAACATTGGAGCTTTAGCCGCCATGCGCTTAATCTCAGCCTCGATCTCAGCGTTGGTCAACGAGTTAGGGGCTACGTCAGCAAGGTATCTGTTCTCGTCCCTAGCGATCAAAGCTTTGACAGCCTCAGCTCTAGGCGCCATCTGCTCACGTAGCTTAGCAAGCTTGGCAAGCTGTGCCTGCTTGATGGCTGACTTGACAACACCACCAGTAGCTAAGCCAGCCTCCTCTTCAGGCTGTAGCGCTTGAGACGCCGCACCAGCGCCAGCAGTTGGGATGCCAACCTGTTGGTACAGGGGTAAGCCCTTCTGCTTGATGGACTCACGCATCTCTGGTGTGATGGGGAAATTGTGCAAGGGAATCATTTGGCTTGCATTAGCTTCCTTGACCTCATTGAGTAATTGAACTCTTTCCTGTTGCGGAAGGTTTGCATACTGCTCATCAGTCATTCCGCGCTGACGCAAGAGTTCTGCAAGGTCGTTGATGCCTTTGTTTGGCTTGGGGTTTGGAATGTCAAACGTCCCCACCTGCGCACCGTAAGACTTGCCAAAGTTGTTAAGGTAGTCAGGTAGCATCTTGTCGTAGAAGCCCATCATGCCTTCGCCACCAACCTTTAGGTCAAGATTCTCAAGCTTGCCTCGGGTTAACTTGCCAGAGTCAAACAGTGGATCGTTTGCAAACTGACCAACACCATTGACAATCCGATTGGCAACCTCTTTGCCCACCGTATCTTCAAGCTCTTGCTCGGTCAGACCCTTTTTGATAATAGGTCTACCTTCTACGGTGTCAGCTTCAATCCCATACAAACCATTGCTTTGCTTGTTCCAGCTTATGGTGTTGATCTGTTTGCTAAGGTCAAACCGTTTAGCCTGCTCCGCTCCGGGCGTTATGGCGATGCTGTCGTAGTCATTGTCTGCCGCGTAGTTCAGCAGGCGCTTCATTGCCAGCTCATGCCAGTTCTTTTTAAATGGGGCGTTGGGTACGCCGTAATTGATGACATCCCTCATCTTGTCCCTTTGCTCTTGCAACTGCATGAGTCTGGGGGTGATGCTGTTTGCTTCCTCAACTAAAGCTTTGTGTCCTTCGCCGCGATAACCTATACGCTCAGCTTCATCACGAAGTTGACCGCGCTTGTTAACTAAATCTTTAAATTCTTTGTCTAACGCATTGCTTTGCTCTATGTAGTCATCAGGCTTGTATCCCTTCTTGCGCCCAGCTTGATGCCAGTCAGATTGGATCTCTTCGACGTGCAGGATCTTCTCTCCGTTGGGGCCCTTACGGTCTTGGACACGCATGTGGGCTAGGACGTTGGCATCATCCTCCCAATGTCCAGACCTGTAAGAAGCTGACGTTATTTTAGCTACCTCACGTTCTTGCTCAGCCATTTGCATCTGCGCATAGTTCTGCTGAGTTGGGTCTTTTTCCCAAGTGTTTCTAGCTAATTTAAAGTTTTTTTCCGCCTCTGTAATTTTGGAAGATTCTTGCGGCAGTTTCAGCAAGATCTCGCGGTAGTTCTCACCATCTGGCGTTTTGTACTTGCCGTACTTTGTGCCAAGGTCATCATTCATTCGTCTGTAGACCTCATCAGAAACACGATGCCACGCACCACCAGTTCCGATTTCGCTGTATGGCATACCAAACATCTCTTGAGACACCATCTCTCTTAAGTCTGCCTCGTCTATGGCGGTTGACTCGTCGTACACTTTCTCTTTGAGCTGAGGTGGTGGGTTGTCAGCTAGGACTTGCTGAGCCTCTTCCTTGGTCATCTTTCCCTTGGCTTTAAAGGCTTGTTCAAGCTTGCGATCAGCCAGCTCAGCCTTCTTAACGCCAGCTTGCTTGGTCAGCTCGGTGTAGAACTCAGCGCCTGTGCCCTTGGGTCTCTTGATGGCGGCAAGCGCCTCATCCACAGCAGAGTAGAAGGGCGCCGTCCTCTTGGCGGCTTTGAGTGCTCCTATAAGCTTCATAGCGGTCTCTCTTCTAAGATCAGGTCGTCACCACTGATAGCTCCACCAGCGGCTTTGTGCATTCCACTGTCAGCAACTTGCTGTGCCGCATCATCCACTGACAAGCCCTTGTTGACAAGGTTTACGATCATGTTCAGGTTGTTCATGGTGTCTTTGATGCCGTGCTTCTTGGCGGCAAGGAAGAACTCGTTGCCATCAATGTAGGCGGCTGGCTTCTTAAGGTATCCGCCTTCGGCTTTCTTGACGGCTCCACCCTTCTTCTTGCCTGTGTACTTCTTGATCATCTCCTGATACTGCTTGATTTCGTCAATCAGTTGCTGGTCAATGACTTGGCGAGGCCCCACATACTTGAACGAGCCGAACTCCTGTGGAGCTTGCTTGGGGTTCTCGCGCACGGACTTGACGGTGTCAGGGAAAGACAGCTCGTAGGGGACTGGGTACTTAGATGTGCCCAAGAACTCGCCGGGTATATCGTGCGAGTACGTTGGGTGCGTTGACAGCCCAAGGTTCGTCACCTCTGGACGCAGGCGACCAATGGACTTGCCTGTCACACCGATCTCAAGGTCGCGCAGATCAGGCTCAGTCACGGCGTGGCGTACATCAATGCCACTTGGTAGGCTGTACTTCTCGGTCACTGTTGGCATCTGCATCAGCGCGTTGAAGTGTTTGCGCAGTTCTGGGTCGATGGAGAAGTGCAGGTAGGCTTCGGATGGGTTCTCAATCCCGGGGAACGCGGGGAACACCCGCTGGCGCGTAAAGTCCTCGCCCTTCTTCTTGTACGGATAGCCCTCACGCACCATCTTGTTGAACGCCTCAATCTGTCCCCTGCTCATCTTAGCTGGGTTGATAGCGGCAAGGTTCGCGTCCGCGTAGTGCTGGGCGTAGTTGATGGAGTCAGGCCCCATCATCACATAGTTGCCAAGCACAGGCAGGTCGTACTGCTGTGACGCTTCACGAGCGATGTTCTGCACACGATTAGCGGCGCTCAAGCCTGAAGCCCAGAATGCATCGTCTTCGTTTCCTAAGCCGTAGAAGGGGCCGCCGTGCTGAGGAGATGGGCTTTCTAGTGGAACACCATCCACAGAGTAAAGCGTTTGCCCAGAGATTGTCGGATCTCCAGCAATACCTACCATCACCTGATCCTTCAGCTCTTCGATGTCCACCTCTCTTGGCAACGGGCGTTCAGCACCTGTTGGGCGGATGTCGTGCACCATCTCTTTTTCTTTGGCAAACTGCTTCTGGGTCTTGCCAGCAACGGACTGGGTTCCCTTATCACCACGTACAAACTCGCCAAGGAGCTGAGGAGCCATGCGTCTGGCAATGGCATCAATCTCAGCCTTGCTTTTTGGAACGGCTCTCAATAGCTTGGTCAGACCACCCTTAGCCATCTTCTGGTTGTTCACCTCGAGCATCATGGTGTCAGGGTTGTTGGAGATGGAGACCTTGCCGCCACGCTTCATGCCTGTTGGTGGCTTTTTGGGTAATCCAGTGTCGTAGTCGTTGCCTGAGTCCAACTCATACCACTTGCGCGTCAATTCTTCTTTCTCAGCATTTGTCAGATACTTGGGAACCTTGTAACCAGCTTGCTCTAAAGTTTGAATGTCTTTGGGATCAAATATACCCTTGGGGCCAGTGGCTTGCCAATCAAATCCAGTGTTTTGGAAGTCGCGAACATCAGACCAATTGCCACCACGAACAAAGTCCTGCACGAATGGCAGGTAGTCGTCTTTGGGCTTTGCGTTCTGCTTACCTTTGATCTGGTTAATAAACAAAGGCTTGTCATTCATTGCCATTTGTTTTTGAATTTCCCTAACATCAGCATCTGTGTAACCGTTGGGCAACAACTTTGCCTCCTCCAACGCCGCCTGTTTGTATGGAACTAAATCTGCCTCGTACGTGGGCTTAAATTCTTTTCCAACTTCAATCGTAACGTGAGGCTCGCCCTTGGAATCAACTAATGAATAGACTTTGGCTTTGCCGCTTTTGATGGCATTCCATCCACCTAGACCGTAGCCAGAGCTACCGCTGTCACCTGAACCCTCAGTCCAATCGGGACTGTTTTGTGGTGGCTCATAGCCTTTGACGGAGTGTCCCATGGCTTTTGACTCAGCGGCAAAGTCGCCGGGGCGGTTCAGCTCTACCCACTTCAATCCTTCTGGATATTCTTTGTACACAGGCAATTCAGCACGAGCCGTTAAACGATCCGCATCCATCTTTCTAGCCATCTCTTGGTCATACTCATAGGTGCGGCGTACTGCCTGCTCCATGCTGACCTTGTTGAGTTGCTCAGGACGGATACGACCAGCGGCTATGTCTTCACGAAGGACGTCAATGATGTGGTCAAATTTGAGAGCTTGAGGCATCCCACGCATTGTTTTATAGACCGTGTCATCAGAGTTCAGTTTTTCAAGCCAAGGGTTTTGCGCTCTTAAGTTATCCCCAATATCTGCGGCTATGTTTGGAGCAATCATTTCGTCAGCCATTTGCTCCCACATCTTGGCTGTTGGATTTGTTGCGGTCTCTTCTTCTGGAAATCCAAAACGCTTGCGTGTTTGAGCCAACTCTTCAGGCGTCCAAGTCATCTCAATGTTTTGCAAGTCTTGGGGTAAATGGCTGATGTCTTGTTCTGCCAGCTTGCGGACTGGGTCATCTGGTGTACCCATGTCTTTCTTGACGTAGTTGGTCAAGTTGCTTTGAACCCACTTGTTTATGGCGGCATCTTTTACTCTGTTTTGATTGCTTACTGCGTCCTGCAAGTCGTCTTCAAGCATCTTTGCCACTCGTCCTGCGCCACCTGTGTAGCCCGGCATACTGGCGGTTTCTTTGAGGTCTGCAATACGTTGAACAATTGCGGTATCAAACTCAGGGCCATATGGAACTTCTCTGTTGGAAATCACGCCTTTTGTGATTAAAGGATCAAGTGCCTGTTCAACGCTACCACCAATCCAGTTGCCACCCTTGGGCTTGATCACGTTGGACTGCGTGTTAGCACCCATCGCCATGACCATCTCACGAGGTAGACCGCCTTGTTCTAAGGCTCCCTTGACGACTGGCTCCATGCGACGCTCGATAGCTCTACCAGCTTGCTCTGCGCCCCTGCCTGCCGCTCTTGCGGCTTGGGACGTGGCTGGGCCAGTCAGATATTGCAAAGCCACCGCCTCTGGCAATATGGGTGGGAGCTTGTACTGTGTCTCGAGCTTCTCGAGGAAGTCGCCTACGTCACCTGCGTACTCATACGCCAAGGGTTGCTCAGGCTTGTACATGCGCTCTTGCATGAACTTGTCAGCCGCCTCGTCACCCTTAAAAATGCGAGTAGGTATTGAGTTGATGCCCTGCGTCAAAGCTGAGCCAAGGAAGCGTCCAGTTTCTAAGCCACCAGCAAGCTTCTCGAGCGGGGATCTGTCAGCCTCTCGCTGGCGCCTGAGCTGGGCGTCGCGTTCAGCCATGCGCCTGCTCATCTCGAGGTTCTCTTTGGATGGAACGCTCAGGTCAACGTCGCCATACTGTGGCAAGTCCATCGCTCTAGGATCTTCAATGAACGGCATCGGCTGGGCAGGCTTGAAGTCTTTCCGCCTGATGTTCCCAACTCGTGGGTAGAACGCTGGTGTGTTTTCGTCAGCCATGGCTTATCCCGCTGAGTTGCTGTTAGCCCAATGATACCTTGGGTGTAACGATACGTCCATCATGCTGAGTACGGGTTCTCGATCTTACGGCGTCCACTGTCAATGTAGTCGTCCATGTCGTAGTCATCCCTTGGGGCGCCATCAATGTCTAGCCAGCCAGCATCGCGTAGGAACCGCAAGCCTTGGGTGCAGGCGTCCACGAAGTCGTCGTGCGTTGAGTCAGGGAAGCTACAGATCTGGGAGACGAAGCCCTCAGCCCAGTCCTTGACGTAGCCCTTCCTGACACTGCTCTCAGGGATCCAGACACGCCCAGCGGCAATGATGTTGGAGACAATGTTCAGGCGTTGGAGCTTGTCAGCTCGACCGGGGTTGTACGCCCGTACAGGCAGGTGCCCACGTTGCAGGTCTTGTATAAGACTTATGCCGGCGGACTTGTCCTCCACGAGGATCAGGTCAACGCGCTTCTTGTCCTTACCCTCACCATAGACCACGTCGTACTCTTCGATCACCTTGGGGCGCAGGTCTGGGTACTGGAGCCTGTCCTGCCAGCAGTCGATCACCATCGCGGACATGGGGCCATCAAGGGGCTTGAACACACCGAACGTGATAGCCGCTGTCGGGTCGTTGGCTGTCTTCTCTGACGTGGCGCAGTCGTATGACTGGATGATGTACTCGAACTTAGGGAACGGCTTATTAGGCGCCCACAGCTTGAACATGTCGCGCTTGACGATCCCTGACTCCTCACTGTCTATCAGCTCTGCGTGGATTTCCTGCCTCCCTATGGTGGTTCCTTCATAGCTGAGGATCTGCTTCTGGAAGCTAGGAGCAAGGTTAGCTAGATTGACGTAGGTAGATGCCGTCGTGAGAGCTACGTCCTCTCCTTCGCGCCCTACAAGCTCTACGATCAGGTCTTTGGGTCGTGGGGTAGTCGTGGCAATGATCTGGGTGCGCCCGTCGTCCTTCTTGAGTCGAACGGCGAACTGAATGTTGTACCAAGCTTCGTCGAGGTAATCCCAAGCGGCAAGCTCATCTAGCCATGCACCATGGTACTGACCACCACGAAAACGATCAGGCTCGCTGGCGCTGATGCCTTTGATCAGGCTACCGTTGATCAGGACGATCTCGTGCAGGGCTTTGTTGTAGTCTTTGATCAGGATGTCTGGGATCACAGCCATGAGTCCTGACTCACCCTCGAAGCATGTACCGCGGACGTCCATAGACGTAGGAGCGGAGACCAGCCACCGAGTGCCGGGGTTCTCCCACGCCCACCACCAAAGCTGTTCAGCCGCGGTTCGGGTCTTGCCGGCACCTCGCCCCGCGAGCATCAACCAAATACTCCAATACGTACCTTGAGGTAGCTTCTGATGATTGAACGCGCCTGAGAGCCATTTAGCGCGTCTGGCGTATGCCATCGCGTGGTAGGGGCCCAAGCTCTTCCTGATGCTAGGATCAGCAAGGATGTCCAGCACGTCTTGGTCTATGACCTCGCTCATTCAGCAATCCGAATAAGCTCAAGGCGCTTGATCGCCACGTCCATCACGTTCTTGATCTCGCCATCAATGACCATGGTGTCAACCTTCTCCTCTGGTTGCTTGTACTCAGCGTACTTCTTAGGCGCCATACGAGCGGCTGTCCACTTGCGGGTGTCGACCCGAAGCTTCATCCACTGTACGTAGGAGGAGTCGAACTTTACCTCGACTAGCTCTCCGTTCTTGTCAGTTACGTAGCTCAGCTCTGGTGGCTGGTCAACAATGTCAATCAATTCATCAAACTGAGTCTCAGCTTGAATTTCACGTGCGCGTGTGTATTGTTCCAAGAAGTCAGGCTTGCGAGACAACCAACCCATCACACTTGCTAAGCACGGCATGTCATCATCCAAGCAGATCTTACGTAAGCTTTCGCCTAATCCTAGCCTTACGCATATCTTGCTTGCAACCTCATCAGAGTAGAGCGATGGTCTACCCATTGTTGTTACTTTTTTTGTTTGCGGCTTACCTGTCACATCGGCGACTGTGTCGCTGGAAAGATCTTTTGGTTTCTTTGCCATCACTGAGCTCCTTTAACGCAAAGTTTAACGGATCTTTGTCTGTGTGTGCAACCTCAGTCTCCCAATCCCCTCATGATCCTTCTATCCATGTCCTTGATGGTGAGCTTGAACTCTTTGTTTTGTTTTTCAAGGTTTGCGGCTTTTACTGTGGCGTGTTTGAGCTTTGACTCGAGCTCCTGCACCTTGACTTGTAGCTCTGTGATGGCTTTGTTTGCCAGCTCAGGGTTTTGTTCTATCCATTCTGGCGCCCAAATCTGCTCTGTCATTTCTTGAGTCCTCGTACGTAGGCGGCAAAGCTTGCCATGGTGTCCTTCTCAAAGGCGCCCATCTTCTCAAACTCTTTTGCCACCTCTTCCAGCGTGTCGTTCCTGATCTTGTTTGTGATGGGATCAAGCTGGTGTTGGATCATCTGCCTTTTGCGCCAGCCTAGCGCCTTCTCCCAAATGTTTAGCTCTGCTTCGCTCATGTGTTCTTCTCCTTGAGTTTGGCTTCGATGGCTTTGTAAGTTTCAAAGTAGTCACGCCCTTTACAGGCAAACGCTTCATCTTCCGTCAGCCCAACCCATGTGCGATGTGCCAAGGCTTCTTTGATGGCATCTTCCATTAACTGCTCAAACTTTGCTCTGGTCACATCAGATTTTTTATTCTGACTTTCATACTCGTGGTCTGCTTGATACCAATAGTCTTGACCAAGTTGAAACGCTTGTTTAAATGCCTTCTTCAATGCTTCGTCTTTAGTCATTGCCTCTGCTCCCGCCTGCTTTGAGCCTCGTTAAGCTCCTCGATTTGGTCGTCGTCCAAGGGTGTTGCGTCGTCCATGATGGTTCCGTCTGCCGCCATGCGGTGTAGCTCAGCAATCATCTCTGCCAGCTCGTCTGGTGTGCCATCAAACCCGTCAAAGCACCCCTCTTGAAATACCAACTTCAGCTTTGGTTCAGTCATCTTCTCTCCCATCTGGTCTTGGACAATCTGTTGGCGGGATAACCACGCACCACACGGCTTTGTATTGCCCCCTTGGTGCTACTTCCCACCTGTCAATGTACACGTCTGGCATGTTCTTCAACACCTTCCTGACATTAGTCTTTGGTCTGCTTAACAAGTCTGACAGTTCCTCTAAGGTCATGCCATCAGGTATTCCGCGGAGCGCAACACGTACGCTCTTGATCACAGCCATGGTCATGGAGCCCCTTTATCGGGCTTTTGAGCCGTTTTCTGGTCGCGTTGAGGGTCAAGGTGCTTAAGTAGTTGATCGAAGCTCAGAGACCCCTCCTTCTCGAGGCGTTGGATTTCGGTCAGGACGCAGTCTACACCTGCGTTGAACCCTTTGATGTAATCGCTCATCTTGGTCTCGCTCATACTGGGTTGTTGGTTAAGATTTTTTTCAGGTTGACCATCAACTGCTCAGCCTCGACGCGAGTCAGTGGGACGCTCATCATTGATCGGCGCCCTTGCAGGGACAGCCAGACCCCCTCATCGTATTGGTCGGCACTGACGCGAATTTCTGCTTCGGTGTTGATTGATGTTTCAATTTCGTTTGCCATTTTGATTCTTTCAGAACATTGGGTTGCGTTGTTCGATGTGACCTTCGACCATTGACCATGTACCGTTAGCCAACCAGCAACCAGTATTGCGACGACGGTAGAAGGTCTTGCCTGTAGTCGTGGTGATTTTCTTCATGGTCTTGCTGATGGTCTTGATGTATCCGCAAGGGTAGTAGTCGCCATTGAAGCAGTAGGAGACTGGAGTCAACTGCTGAGGAGCCTTGATCACGTCGTAACGTGGTGAGCAATATGCGCCAGCGTCAGTAGCAATGTAGTCCACGCCCTCAAAGCGGCTGGCGGCTTCTGCCACCTCTTGAGCCTGCTCGAATGTTTTGAAGTCATTGCGTGATACCCAGCCGTCTGTGTGCTGAGTCTTGTCGCTGATCTCCACAACAATGATGTGGACTGGAGCGTGTGGGTTCTGTTGTGTTTTGAAGAAGTTCATTTTGGTCTTTCAAGTAAACGCCGGGTTGGCGTGGATGCATCTTAACATGAAATTAAAAGGGGCTGTCAACCCCTCTGCTAAATTATTTTGCTGGGGTTACACGAATGTCAGCACGACCTTCTTTGCGGAAGGTAGCCAAGACTTCGTCGGTAATGCTGTAAGCCACGCACAGTTTTTTGTAGTCAACGGTGCCAGAGACTGGGAACATCTTCACTGTCACGCTGTGGAGTTCGCCCTTGTGCTCGCCTTCGCCGTACTTGTTGACAATGGCATCTTTCATTGCCTTGACTTGCTCAGCCAATGCTTTGGCTTGTTGGTCGAGCACGTAGAGTGCGTCGATGTCAGAAGTGATTGTGGAGATCAGAGCTTCTGTTTGGATCAATGTTGCTGTAGTCATGATGTTTGTCTTTCAGGTAACCTGCTTATTGCAGTGACGCTATCTTAACATCAAGTTAAAGCGGTTTAGAAGTCTTTTTATAAATATTTTTATTAGGACAAACCCTAACGCTTTATCAACAGTTCCATCACCCTCTGCACCGTGACGTTCAGGGCATCGATCTCTTCCATCTTGGCTATAGCCCACGCCCTACGTTCCCCGTGCCAGCCCATCTTGCTCCCTTGATGGCAGGACTTGCACAGAGCTATGACGGTGTACTGCCTATGCTGTTTGACGTGGTGGGCATCACTTGGCCCCTCTTGGTCGCACACAGAGCAGGGGAGCTCCTTGACCAGCCCGACGTAGGCTTTTTCTTTTGCCGTGAGGTTGTTGTTCACAGGGTAGCCTTGTCGACGTGGCGGTTGCTGGCCTCCATAGAGCGCCATACGGCGATTCTTTCCTGACAGGCTATGAGGAGCCACCGAAGGCGTTCGCGCTCCTGTACGGCTTGTCTAAGGGCTTCTAAATGCTCTTTGTAGCGTGGGGAGGCGTAGGCTTCGCGCTCCTGCATAGCGGCGGTCTTGTACTCGCCATTACCAAAAATTTCTGCGTTCTTCATCTCTTCTGCCTTGATGGTCTTGCGTAGCTCCTCCATGTACACCTTTGTTGCTTCTGCCTCTGCGTACTTGGCAGAGTTGGCGATCATGAAATCGACTGCTTCGTTTGGGTCAATAAGTTTGCTCATGTTTGCTCCTTAATTTCTACGATAAGTTTGCCCGGCTTCTTGCCCTCAACCCTGTATATCATGATCGGCTGGAAGAGCTGGTCATTCACAAACAGCGCGTCAGCCAGTCCGTCTAAGGCTCCCTTTGCCGCGGCAAGGCAGTTGTCTGCGTCACGCTTACGCTTGTCAGGCATTTCAAACGTAATGGTCAGCTTGATGTTCCCACCCTTATGCTTCCAGCCCTTGAGCTGGTGCTTAGCCAACCACGTACTGCTGTCTCGATAGTCAGAGCGAAGCTTGTACAGCTTGCCCCAATGCGTACCTTTGGCACGGTTAGGGAACAGCTCTGCTGGTGGGAAATCGAGCTCGACGCGAATCACGCTCCTCTTGCATTCTTCGCACAAGGTCGTCACAGGCGGATTGCCCTCTACGTTTGGCGATGTCATTCTTTACTCCTTGCCACCATGATTGCGCGTTGCCTGAGCCTCGCTCGATAGCCTTCTTCTCGTATCGGCTCATCCACTCCCTTGCTTCGCACTGTCTCATGTGCTCCAAGGTCTCCAGTGAAATAGAGACATTCGATGGCGCAAGCCTCGGTGTAGGCATCACCAAACCCTTCGCGGATTTCGTCAAGGATTTTTTGAGCTTCATGCTTGGTCATACCTTCCTCTTCGCTAAGCCTGCACGAATTGCCAGCTCGTTACGCAGGCGGTACTCGTACTTTGTTTTGCGGATCTTCTCGTGCTCTGTAGGCTGTAACTCAGGATCATTGTCGAACAGGGCGGCAAACTCTTGCCACTTTGGTGGGTAACCATTGACGCTGGCGCCCCACGAGATCATGTCAATCTTCATGACCTCGTTGATCGCAAGGCGGACGTTCTCGCAGTCACGCAAGGCTTCTGTCACTCGAGGCCATTGATCCGAGGTGGCCTGATGGTGGTAGGCACAGACCCAGTTGCCGCCAGTGGAGATACCACCAGCCATGGGACACCCGTTTGCAAAGCAGTTGTGGTTGTTTGGGCCATCAAACCCATCAGTCTCCGTAGAGTCGTGGTATTTTCGTTTAGCAGTTGTGTAGCTCATTTTTTGTCCTCATGGTATGTGCCTTCGACGATTCGGGGAAACTTGCTTGGGTTGAACAGGAAATCAATGTCAGCCTTCCAATCCTTAGATTTACCTGTCAGGAACTTGGAGTCTTTGACCATCTTGAAAAACCATTGAAAGAACTCTAAACCCTGCTGACGATCCATCTTCTCTGTGGTCACCACCTCCCGCCACCTTGCCGCTATAGCCCTCTTGCGAGAATCGTTGACAACAGAGACTGCTGGCAACATGGGAAGCATGGTGTTGTACATCTCCACAATCTCAGCAACTGGACATGCAGGGGCTGACTTTGGCTTGCCAAGGTCAGGAGTAGCTTTAGCTACTTTAGATTGGTTATTGGTGAGTGGTTTGTGGTTAGTGGTTAGTTGCTCACCAGTTGCACTGCTGTCCAACACCTGCTCAACACCTGTTGAACGGATGTTCTTCCTACGTTCAGCAGATGCTTTACCAGCGTTGGATTTCTTGTCCAAAAAGGAGCGGTACTCAGCAATTTCCTGATCACAGCGTGTGTGATGCCATCCGTTTTCGGCAAGCCAAAAGAAGGACTCCAAGAGCAGTTGCGTCTCTTCAACGGAAGCTCCAATCTGGAATGCCAAGATCTTAGCGTCAGGTTTCAGTGGTTTCTCACTGTCGTAATACATCCAAAGCAGGCGCAAATACGCCATGGACTGAGTGTCAGACAGACGTGCGGTGGCTTTAATAAAGTCACCAATGTGGTGTTGATAGTAGTGCATACCGATCCCAATAACACATCCCAAAAGAAACAGCGGCAGGCGGGGATGGAACGCTTTTCGGCAGGGTGATCAAGCCCTACCTAGCCGTGCTTCAAACTTTACACAGAAAAAACAAATCAGGACGCAAGTCTTTTCTTGTGACCAAACCTTGTGTTGCTTTTTCAATCTTAACCGCCAACGCGGCAGACGCTGTTCTGCGCTCGTGAATGAGCAGAGACATCCATGTCAGGCTAATGCCCAGATACTCTGCCATCTCACCTCTTGCGCCCAACGGCTCCGTCGAAAAGTACTCTTGCAATGTCATCATTGTTATTCCTTGGCGGCAAGTATACATTAACTTTTAATTAAAAGAAACCCCACGTTTCACTCGGGAATGTATTGTATTGTTTTTAACATGGCGTTAAGATTCGTGTACGCCGATACGGCGGTTAAGGAGAATCAATTGGAAAAACAACTTCCCTACACGACCAAATCTGGTCTTCAAATTGGGTGCAACTATACCCCTCCCCAACGCAATTACATGAGTGCTGATGCAGAGCTTCTGCAAAGTGCATTGCTTGGCATTGAGCCTGAGTTCTCTCAGCGCCGCATTGCTGGCTGGGTTGCGTACATCATCTTTCTGGCAGTGCTCGTTTCAACCTTGGTTGCGTTAGGGGTCTGAGATGACCAGAGAAGACATTATTTGTATGGCGCAAGAGGCAGGATTGATTGGCAAGCCAATCTTTACAGAAGGTTTAGAACATTTTGCCAACCTTGTTGCGTCTGCCGAACGTAGCGCGTGTATTGATTTACTCATGGGGTTACATGAA